GTGAATAATTTTTCAATTTCAAAAAAATTAATATTATTTTCTAATTTTTGTGTTTGATTTTGTGCTTTCGTTCTTGCTTGGACTGTTGCGTTGCGTTTCTTGGCTAGGTACTCGGCTCCGCGTCGGCTGTTGCATTTATGACAGGCTCCTACCCAGTTGGATTGGTCTGTGGGGTCTGCTCCTCGGTCTTGTTCTATGACGTGGTCGATGGTTGTTGCTCGAGCGCGCTTGCACCAATGGCACGCGCCGTCCCATTCGTTGAGGAAGGTCTCGCGGTTCTTTCTGTATGACGCGCTATCTAGGTCTTTACGTCGTGGGGCGCTCATTGTTGGATGCCGTCGCCGTGGCAGTCTGGGCATTCCATGGGGCTATCCATGAAGCCTAGGACGCGCCCTGATCCTCCGCATTGTCCACAGATAAGCGTTCGGGTCTTGAGTAATGTCTCTGATTTTTTCTCAACGTCATTAGTTATTAGTTCTTTATAAGACGCCTGGTTATCCGACGTCGGTTTTTCAGGCGTCGGTGCTTTCTCTTCTCCACGTCTTTTCCACAGCATTTCCACACGCGTCAAGCAGCACTCGTCATACACAATGATCTCGGAGTGCCAGCGCCCTCGAGGGTCTTGGCTCTTGGTGCGCTTAACGAAACCAGCGTCCTCTAGCTCTTGAAGTGCTTTCAGGATGGCGTCGCGCCCTTCTTGCCCTTGGCGTGACATTTGGAGCGCTGATGTGCGCCAGTTGTCCGGCATTGAGAGGAGGTAGGCGTGTATTCCTCGAGCACGGAAGGAGAGCGAGTTGTTCCTGAGGGTCTCGTTCTTGATGATCGTGTAGTTGATGTGAGGCCGTTCGGCGCGGATGATTGTCATTTTGTAGGGGCTTTCTCTAGTAGTCGTTGTGTGATGAATTGCATGTCTGATGGTCTCCAACAGTAAGCCTCGGCTCCAGCTGCGTCGAGTGTGCGAAGCCAGGTGATCTGTGCTGGGTCTAGGCGTCCTCGCTCCGTCTTAAGTTCACAGAACAGAAGCCCTTTGTGCTCATGGGCGAGAACGAGGTCGGGGAAGCCCGAGTGTCCTTGTATGGCTGTCATCCACCTTCCGCCGACCTGTGAGGCTCTGAAGTGTGTTACGCGCCATCCGTACATGATGGCTAGGGCGACGACTTTGTTTTGAAACTCTTTTTCGCTTATGGCAACCATTTAGCCGTCGCCTTTGATGTCTAGTTCGCGCTGTTCCCACGTCCAGACGTAATAGCCGTGAGTAAGTGTGATCCGATCGCCCCAGGTCATCCAGTCGTTTGAGTAGCGCCTCACTAATGGGGCGACGTACGAGTTGTATGTCATCTCGTAGTTATGCACGTCCCAGCAGTCGCCGACGAACCTGAGGACGACCCTGTTGCCTTTTGGGTAAACCTTGATCTCGTAGTGATCGTCTTCTGTCATTTTCGCCATCTTGATAACTCCTGTGTCATTGCTTTCCAGTCGTCGCGAAAGCGGTCTCTGTCTTGTGTTACGTCATGCAGCAGGCTCGAGTAGCCCTGCAGCACTTCCTCAAGCTGCACGATCTCGGCGCGATGCTGGATGATCTCTAATTTTAGATCCTCGATTTCCTGTAGCGCGTTTTTGAGAAGTCGCGCCTGGAAGTTCTCTAGGTCGTGTCGTGCTTTGTCTTGTGCAGGTATCGCGCTAATAAATGCGTTCCAGACTTGATCGTCACTCATAGAAGGGCCTTTCCTGTTTGCTCTTTGTTGATACTTCGCGCTCGTAAATGATGGCCTCGATGACCAATGTGATCAGGCCGACAATGATTGCCCAGGCGATGGCTTTTTGAATGAGGCCCATTAGAACGGATCCTCGAAAGACTCGGCACGGATCGCGAGTGGGATGACGTTGCCTTTGAGCTCTTGGATCACCTGGGAGGCGTCGTAACTCGTGAAATTTGGTGGGAAGTGTGCCTCGAAGCCAAGTTTCTTGGAAAGTGTGCGGATGAGCCCAAGTTGCGCGTCTGATGCTTGCTTGTTAGGTGATGCCTGTGGGCGTTGTGTGCCTTCAGGAGCGTCGCTGGGTGTCATGCGTTGTACTTTTGTCATCTCTTCACGAGAGGGGCGCTTTGACGGGTCTGAGCCTGCCATCCCATAATTACTCAAAGCGCGTCCCGTCGAGCTCGTTTCACAGTTCTCCATGAAACTTGTAGAATTGACGCCTCTTTCGGTGTGCTCTTCGTAGGCATGACCTGTCGAAACAAGTATGTCGCCTTCATAGAGATCAGTCTTGAAGATGCACCACTTGCCTGGCTCGTAAGCAATGAGCGTTGTGATAACTCGAGGAACGACTGAGGACTTGGCGACGTTCTCTAGCCATCGCGCCAGCCTGGGCGCTACTGGCTCGTAATTGTCTAAGTTGAATGTCATGTAGGGGCTCTTTCTGTTATTGGGATGATTTGGTTCCCCATGGTCGCCATCCGTAGAGCTTCCACAGCTCGAGTCCGACCTTGAGGTTTTGGTGTCTTTTGGTTAAGTCGTCTCGGCTTTTTATGAAGCCTTCACGCTTTGCCCAGCCGACATTACTGCCGTTTATTTGTAGTAGTCCGAAAGATCCGCCGTACGGGTCTTTGCGGTTGATGCTCGTTGTCTGACAACGCGACTCGCGCCACATAATCTTCTTTAGCATCTTTTTCTCCTTTTTAGGCCAGCCGAGTTGGACTGCTTTCGTTGCGTAGTATTCGCATCGGAAGGGCAGAGCCTCGGCACTTGCTGGAGATGGGTGGAAAGCGGCAATAACAAGCACGGCTGCCGCAAGTCGCTTAACGACGATCCTTTGATCGAGTGAACATAATTCCTCCTAATCAAGAGCCTTGAGGCCCTCTGGGGTAATTGCACAGATCATCTGTGCTGATCCTGAAGAGCCGATCCGAGTGGCTCCAGTAGGCACGATATAGCCTGCAGCTCGAAGATCCGAGCACCTCTTCCAGTAGCACCGTGAACGCCTAATAAGCCCAGATCGGGCTCCTGCTTCCTCATCGGTGAGGTTGTGGTTACGGTACTCAATAAGCAGAAGCATCGCCTGGGATGTTCGCCTGTGTTTAACGTCTCGAGCGCCTTGGACGCTAGTGGGACGGTCGGGTTCTCGATGCAATGGTGCATGAAAGAGAGTGCCTTCGTCCCAGTCGTCGGGTCGAATAATTTTGCCTGCCATTAGTGCCTCCGTAGTAGGGATAGAAGGTGACGCTAGAGAACTTACACGATCGGTGTGACGAAAGTGGGGATCGTCTTTTTCCAAGCCTGCACAATGAGCCGAGGGTTCTGGGCGAACGTCGGCGAAACTTCTACATGGATCCAATAGCCCCCAGGGCCTCCGTTGTTTTCGGCGTCCCATTCTTTCCAGCCTGGCTTTCCGTCACGGTTGCAGCGGAAACCGCGTCCGTGTGTTCCCCAGACGTACTGATGGATCTCTTCAATGCCTAGGGAGACGTGGTTGTCGGCGAGCCAGTCGCAGATCTCTGTAACGAGTTCTTGCTGGGATTGTTTGTAGCCAGCGTCAAAAGCGCGTCCCGTGCCGTGTACTGAAAGCATGGTTGATCCGCGCATCGGACGATAGGCGTAGATCCCGAGGTTCTTAAAGCCCCATTTAGTGCCGAGAATGTCGAGAAGTTTGTGGGCTCCTGGGGTGGCTTTGCCGTTTGCGGTTGCGTCTTTGTTGCCTGTGTACGGCATCGCTGTACTTTTCGGAGCTGCTTTAGGCGTTGTCATCTTTTTTGTCTTTCGGCTTGTCTTTGAGACCGTTTCCAGCGAGTAGCCCGATGAGTCCGCCCGAGAGGGTGAGAAGCATCGAGGAGAGAATGTTTATTTGCTGGGCGTCAAGTTCCGCCATTGTCGCAGGCTGTGAAACAAATAGCAGTCCGTACAAAATTGTGAAGACGGAGCCGACAAAAGAAAGCGTTAATCCACACGCGACAATCATGACGATACGCGCTTTGATCTCTTCGTTAGTGAGTCTGTTCTCGGGTTTCTTTAGCATTTGCCACCTGTCCCATATTGTGGGGTCTCTGTTGTTTGTGTTGTTTCTGTGACGGTCGCGCTGAGTGCTTTGTTCTTTACTCGAGGCTCACAGTTAAGACGTACTCGGTCTCCGCAAGCGGTAAGGATTGACGCAAACAAAAGCGCCACAAAACTAATCCGCCAAATCATCTGGGAACTCTTTCCAACCTGTTGCTTCTAATGCGGCGTATTCTTCTTCTGTCATTTCGCGTACTTCGTCGCCAATTTGTATTAGTGGTCGAGTCATGTTTATGCCTTTCGGTATCCGTAAACAGTTATAACGCTATTTGTCCAAGTCCCAGAGTTTGGGGTAACAGTAAAATCTGTGTATGCAGTATTAACGCCGTGATACCCAGTCAATTGTCCTGCGTTTGTAGCGTCCATAAAAGGCGCTTGGATAGTAGTTATGTTTGCGACGGCAGGGTTATTTACTTCAATAGTTGTGAGTTGTCCGTTGGTATTGGTAAAACCGGTATAAAGGAAATATGCAGCATTGTTCATAGTTGCTGCGCCAACAACTGTCGTAGCGTAACTAGCGTAAACTAATGCACCATAATAGGCGGTTGCTGAAGCCCCTAAAGCAAAACGCAACGGCGCGTTAGTTGAAGCGCTGCCCCCAAATATTGTAATTTTGTAAGCGTCGTATGTTGAACTAAACGCATTTGTGACAGTAATCGCGGTGCTTGCGCTAGATGGGATTGTTTGCGACTTGACAAATACGAGCCCGCTGTTTGCTAGGTAAGTGTTTGTGTCTGAAGCGGTCAACACTTCGCCAGTAGTAAAAGTCTTTATAGCCATAAATCTCCTAAAAGCCTAATTTGTTTTCGTCTAATTTGCCGTAAATATCGCTATTTAAAACAATATATGCATTGTTATCTTGCCCTGACATATACAACGTCACTCGAGTCTGCTGCGGTGTCGCGCTAATTTGTACGCCCTCATAGATCACGTTGTACGAGTCGCCACGGAAACCGATTGTTCCTTTAGTGTTAATTGGGACTTCGCACGCAGAAATCATTTGGCGGTTGAAAGGGTTAGGGCCAGCAAGCGGTTCCTGTTGAACATCGGTCAAAGTAATTTCGGCGACCTGACTGTTACGAGTAGCGAAGTTAGCCAGAAGCCACTCGGCGTGATCATCTGCCTGCGTTGTTGAGAAGTCCACGGTGTTCTTCTGTAACCCGAACACTGGCGTCGTGCCATCTGAGGCAACTTGTGCAGCTACTGACAGAGGCGTGATGGTTACCTGGTTGTAATAGTTGTCGGTTGAAGAACGGAACCTAATGCCGTCATAAAGAAGTTCAGAGTTCATCGGTGTAATTGTGCCGTCGTTGAAGTCAATGGTGGCTATAAGACCTGTCTGGTTTCGTCCGAACCAGTAGATATTTTCTGTGCCTTGAAAAGAAGATGCTCCTGCATACAGTCGCGCTTCTTCGGTTCGTGTCAAAGTGTTAACAATGTCTAGAGCGTTGCCCGTAAAAGTTTGAGCAGAGGCAATAGACCTGCCGAAAAATTGCGCCACGCCGACGCCAACTTCTGCTGCTACTTGGAGTAGTTGTTCATCGGTTGTGTCTTGCACAAGGGAGAACGCGTTCAACTGTGCGCGTCCCAAGTCTGCCTGTAGTCCTTCGCAACTAATAGTCACCAAGTCCATATTGGTAACTAGGCCGTAGTCAATATCTACATCGCGTATGTTTCCCCAAAAGCAGGAGTAGTTGTCAACCCCGACGGTGATGCCTGGCTTGTGAATGTAGATAAGCACACGGTCGCCCATTTTTGGGGTGTACGTCCAGTCGCTCGGGAAAAGACTTGTGACGGTTCCTGTGTCGGCTGCATAGTCGTCAATTTGTAGTCGGCGTCCGCGAAAAATGTTGACAGTCTGAACCGTTGGCAAAGTACGCCAAGCGCCTGCGCTGTAGAAATCAACGCGCCACTCAAAAGCCTTAGCCATAGGTCGTCACTGGGATCGGGCCGTTTGCGCGGTTGTAACGGCGTAGAGCATCGACGATGGCATTGGGGTCGCCTCCGTTGACGTACACGTTGAAAGTGTTTCCCATGTTCGGCATATTGCGCCCAGAAAGAGGGATCACAGCCTCGGGGCCTGCTTCGCCGATCATTGCTAGCGTCGGGCCTGTAACGATGCCACCTTCCGCGAGCATTGGGATCCGAGGTATGTCTGGAGGGTTGATCGTCAATTTTGGGCCTGGGCCTGGAGGGTCAATAGTGAACTCGAGGAGCCTGTTAATGCGATCTATGAGCTGAGTGTTTACGACTGAGATGATGCCGTTCGCGAAGGCTTTGCCGATCTCTAGACCGAACTTGCCAAGGTCTGAGAACGCGCCGAGAACAGCAGTCACGAGAGATCTTGCCAACTCGAGGGCAAAACCTGCGAGTCCTTTGATTAGATCGGGCCCGATATCGACGAGCCATTTTAGGAGCGCGACTGAGAGTTTTGCTGTGGCTTTGATCAAGAGCGGTATGCCGTCATTTACGATCCATTTGATCATGTCGCCGATGAACTTGCCGAGAGCTGTGAGGGCTTCTGGCCCTGACTCTTTGATCCAGGCTGTGAGCTTGTCTTTTAGCAGGGTTAGTTTTGCGCCGAGTAGTGGTAAGCCTTCATCGACAATCCAGTTGCCCATTTTTACAAGAAGATCTTTTAGACCTGCAAGAGCGATCGGGATGCCCTCTTTGAGTTTGTCGCCGAGCAACTTGAGAACTCCGCCGAGACCTTCTTTGTCGAAGATTGCGGAAACTTTTTCAAAGGCTGGGATTAAAACATTTGTGGCAAAGCCGACGATCTTTTCAAACGCTGGGAGGAGTGCGGTGCCGAGTGTTTCGGATGCTTCGCCGAAAGCGTTTTTGAGTCTGTCAAAACGTCCGACCGCGCTATTGGAAAGTGCTTCTTGGCTTCCTCCGAAGTTTTCGTTCACAGCGTCCATCGCTGCAGCGAAGTCCTTGGATTTAATGATGCTCGCATCGAGTGGGACGCCGAGCTTCTTTAGCGCGCCCATCTGACCTAGGTAGCCTTTTGCTAATGCGGCGGTAGTTGCCTCGAGCGGCTTGCCGGTCGCTGCACTAATATCCATGGCACTTTTGAGCAGGTCAAAGGCTTTAGTCGAGTTTCCTGTGGCTCTGACGAGTGTGCCGAGACCGTTTCTCAGGTCGTCGTCGGCGACGCCCGTTGCCAGGGTC